GGATCACTCCAAAAACATTTTATCTGAAAATGAAAAAGAAAGTATTTGGCAGTGATGAGATACAGAAGATGATCGATATATTGGAAATCGATGATCCGATGTCTATTTTTTTTACAAAAACGGTAACCTAACAAGTTACTATCCTAAAGGGAAGGAGGAAGTATGCACGAGTTAATCAACATCAAAAATGATGAAGCTGTCACAACATCAATTCAAATATCAGATGTTTTCGACAAGGAACACAGCAAAGTTTTGCGAAAAATAGAACAAATACTCACTGAAGCCAAAAATGGCTTGAGTGACTCAACGCAAAAATGCGGTGAGTGTTTCAGAAGATCATCGTACACAGATGCGAGCGGAAAAAGAAATCCTATGTATTACATCAACCGAGACGGTTTTGTGTTTTTGGTCATGGGATTTACCGGGAAGAAGGCAAACGAATGGAAATGGAAATACATTGAAGCCTTTAACCAGATGGAATCATATATCAATTTTCGCAAAGCAGATATACAGATCCAAAAGAACTCAATGCAATTCTTGCATGACAATCTGCAGATGCCGACAACAAAGGACTATATGAAAGCGAACACGATAGCAAACAAGGCTGTATCGACAATGTACGGATATTCAAAAATGGTCAAAAAGGCTGATATGAGTCCTGAAATGCTTGAACAGAGAGAACCTGTTTTGAAAGACACGGTTGAGCTTATGGCAGTCAAAGACAAATACAATTTGGATATTCCGATATCAAAAAGTATTTATGACCGATATGCCGGAATTGAGGCGGCGAACATATGACAGCAAAGGACATTGAACAGGATATGAAAGCATCTGTCGGCGGGGCATCATTTATCACTCCGGGGCAGCTGGCAGCCTATCTCGGGCAGAAAAACACATCACGGGTCCGTGAGAAGTATATGAAGGACGCGTTCAAGCTGGAAGGGACAAAGAAATATTTTATCCCGGAAGTGGCGCAGAACATATACAACGGCGGGCAGTGGTAGACAGAGGACGGGGCGCGGCAATCACCTTTTAACAAGTGCAAACAAAACGAAACCCCCATAAATGATTGTTATTTGTTCATAAGACTGACCCCTCAAGAACTTTCAGCCGCGCCTCATCCTGTATCAATGAAGAGAGGAGGAATATCACATGGGGATTTATGGTAAGGGGATGATCCTGACGCTGTTCGGTGGCGCAGGAATGGCAGAAAACATCACATCAGGACGCGGATCTTTCATAATCTCGGCGATCATGTTTTCGATCGGCTTCGCAATGATCATGTGGAGCTATGTCAAATGATCATCGAGACTGACACGATCAATCAGGAAGTGATCGACCGGACAGACTTCATAAACACCGACAAGCTTCTACATTCGGAAGTAGTCGAGCTTCTCGAAGAGCAGCATCTGACAGAGCTTGACCATCGGATCGGGAATATGAGCAAGCGGGAAATGATCACGGTATGCTGCGTCGCGGTGCGGAAGTATCCGTTCGCATATCAACAGGTATTAGCAGACTATGTCATGGAATTAACCAGGAAGGGGAGAAAGAAAAAATGAGAACAAAAACAGACTTAATCAATACCGGAAGTAAGGTCAAGGTTGAGGCAGAGATCGTTGAATCAAAGCTTGAGCGCGATCAGATCAAGTACAAGATCAAGGTCGCGAAAACATGGTTCACGGAAGACGAGCTCGAGACCTGCGATGATGAAAAAAAGGAAGGATGAAGAGCATGAGGGCATTATACGAAATCGAGAAAGAGATCCTCGACTGCGTGGATCTCGAAACCGGAGAGATCCTCGATCCGGAGAAGCTTGACGCTCTCGAGATGGAGCGCGAGAAGAAAATCGAAGCCGTGATCCTGTGGTACAAGGACATCAAGGCAGAAAAAGAGGCGGTCAAGGCTGAAGGAAAGAAGTTCTATGAACGGGCGGCTTCACTTCAGAGAAAAGAAGACCAGCTGAAGGAATATGTGGAGAACGCACTCGGCGGAGAGAAGTTCAAAACGGAACGGTGCTCGGTATCGTACCGGACAAGCAAGAGCATCAAGATCGATGACCTGAAGGCGATCCCGAAGAGGTTCCTGAAGGAGATCAGCGAGGAATGGATCAGTAAGACCATGATCAAGGAAGTGATCGAGAGCGGCAAGAAGGTCAAGGGAGCCCATCAGGAAGAAAAGATGGGAATAGTTATCAAATAGGAGGCAGAAGATGAACATCACAAGCGGAATAATACCGTGCGCGAAGAAGATCGTGCTCTATGGTCCCGAAGGTATCGGGAAGAGCACATTCGCGTCAAAGATGCCTGATCCGGTATTTATCGATACGGAAGGCAGTACAAAAAACATGGATGTGAAGAGGCTCGACGCTCCGGAGCAGTGGGCGGACATTTTCGAAGCGGTCAAGTACGTCAGACAGAACCCTGACTGCTGCAAGTCGCTGATCGTAGACACTGCAGACTGGGCTGAGATGCTGTGCATCAAGTACACCTGCGAGAAGGGCGGCGTGAACGGCATTGAGGATTTCGGATATGGCAAGGGCTACACATACGTTCAGGAGAACTTCAAGAAGCTTCTCGACAGCCTGAATGAAGTCATCAAGCTCGGGATCAATGTCATGATCACGGCACACGCCAAGATGCGGAAGTTCGAACAGCCCGACGAGATGGGCGCGTATGACCGGTGGGAGATGAAGCTGTCGCGTCAGGTCGCTCCGATGCTCAAGGAATGGGCGGACATGGTTCTTTTTGCAAACTACAAAACATTCGTTGTCGAGGATGACAAGACGAAAAGCAAGAAGGCCCAGGGCGGTAAGCGTGTCATGTACACGGCTCACAATCCCTGCTGGGACGCAAAAAACAGATACGGGCTCGCTGACTGCGTAGACTTTGACTATGAAGCCATCAAGTCGGTTGTAGAAACCACAAATGAGAAGCCGAAACGTCAGACGAAGAAGGCTGAACCGAAGAAGGAGCCCGAGAAGCCGGCAGAAGAGACCGCAGTTGATCAGGATGATCCGAACACCGTGAAAACGGAAGTTGTGAACAAGCTGCGCGAGCTTATGAAGAAGGACGGCATTGAGTCAAAGCGGCTCGAGTACGCAGTAGCGACAAAAGGCGCGTACTTCTACGGGACACCGTTCGAGACTTACGATCCGGAGTTCATACAGAAGAGCCTGATCGAGAAGTGGGAAGGTTTCGTCAAGTATGCGAAGAAGTTCAAAAAGGGCGAGATCGAGGATCTCGAGAACGATCCATTCACTATCAAAGACTAAGGAGGAATAAAAAATGAGTGAAGATGTAAAAGTCCTGGACTGGGACGATGAGATCGAGAATGACGGCGAGGGCGGCAATTTTACCACGCTTGAAGAAGGAGATTATGAGTTCGAGGTCACGAAGTTCGAGCGCAGCCACTACACACCGAGCGCGAACGCGAAGACCCCGGCCTGCAACCAGGCAAACATCACCTTGAAGGTCGAGACGAAGGACGGCGACGCATACATCGTCGACAAGTTCCCGCTTGCATCGACTATGGAATGGAAGATATCAGCTTTCTTCCGCAGCGTAGGACTTAAGAAGCACGGGGAACGCCTCAAGATGCAGTGGAAGGAATCGATCGGACTCACAGGCAAGGCTCACATCACGAAGTCGGAAGGCTCGAAAGAGGGAGTTTTCTTCAATAATGTCGGATATTACATCGATCCCGTGGTCAAGGGCGAACCCGCCGCAAAGTCAAAAGAGGTGGATGAATGGAGCTGAGACCGTATCAGATCGAAGCCAAAAACGCGATCCTTCACGAATGGGAGGATAAGCAGCGGACACTGCTCGTTCTCCCGACCGGATGCGGAAAAACGGTCGTTTTCTCGGATGTCGCCAAAGAACGTATCCGGGATGGTAGGGTCCTTATCCTGGCACATCGTGAGGAGCTGCTTTCACAGGCTTCAGACAAATTGAATAAGCTGTGCGGGTTAAGCTGCGCAGTCGAGAAAGCGGAACAGACCAGTGTCGGAGCTCCGGAGCCGGTGACTGTCGGATCGGTGCAGACCATGATGACAGAGAAAAGGCTCTCAAGGTTCCCGAAAGACCACTTCAAGACAGTCATCGTCGATGAAGCACACCATGTCGCAGCTCAAAGCTATCAGAATGTTCTCACACATTTCGATGCTGCAAAGGTGCTCGGCGTGACAGCTACTCCTGACCGGGGAGACATGAAGGATCTGTCGGAATATTTTGAAAGCCTCGCTTATGAGTATAGCTTACGCGATGCGGTCATGCAAGGCTACCTGTCGAAGATACGCGTGCAGACAATGCCGCTCAATATCGATATGTCAGCGGTCAAAGTATCGCTCGGAGATTTCCAGATCAATGACATCGGACACGCTCTCGAGCCGTACCTGGAAGACATCGCTGATGAGATGGTCAAGGTATGCAAGGACCGGCACACGGTCGTATTCTTACCGCTTGTCAGCATCTCGCAGGAGTTCCGGGACATTCTGAACAGAAAAGGCTTCAGGGCTGCCGAGGTAAACGGAAACAGCAAAAACCGCGACGAGATCCTCGAGGAGTTCTCCCAGGGCAAGTTCAATGTGCTGTGTAATTCCATGCTGCTGACGGAGGGATGGGACTGTCCGATCGTGGACTGTATCGTCGTGCTCCGGCCGACAAGGGTCAGAAGTCTCTACTGTCAGATGGTAGGGCGCGGCACGAGGTTATATCCCGGCAAGGATCACCTTCTTATCCTCGATTTTTTGTGGATGACCGGAAAGCATGACCTCGTTCATCCGGCAGACATCATCAGCCGGAGCCGTGAAGTCGCGGAAGAGATCACCGAGGAGCTGAAGGCCGGCAAGGATGCTGATCTGTTCGAGCAGGAGCAGGAAGCGCGGGATGTTCTCGCAGAACGAAGGAATGCGCTGCAGCGGGCACTCGAAAACTCGGAAAAAGAGAGAAAGCAGAAGAAGCTCATCGATCCGCTCGACTTTGCAATATCTATCGGCGACGACTTCCTGATCGACTACGTTCCGACGTTCGGATGGGAGTTCGAGCCGGCGACAGAGAAACAGCTGAACTACCTGAACAGCTTACAGATAAAGACAGTCGACGAGATGTGCAGGGGCAAGGCTTCAGCACTGATCGAAACACTGAACAAACGGCGCGAGATGGGACTATGTACACCGAAACAGGCAAACAGGCTCGAGAAGTGCGGGTTCGTGAACGCTTACAAGTGGACGTTTGAAGAAGCCAGCAAGATGATCGGCCAGCTTGCAGCGGTCGGATGGAAGTCATGGAAGCTTCCCTTTACGCCACAGGAATATGTACCACAAAGCCTGAGAGGAGTGATCGAATGGACTTGATCGAATTATTGAACTACATACCGCCATCATCGCTCGAGTATCAGGAGTGGGTCAATGTCGGTATGGCATTAAAACACGAAGGTTATCCGCTTGAGGTATGGGATTCATGGAGCCAGTCTGACAGCCGGTACAAGGCGAAGGACTGCGTGAAGAGATGGGATACCTTCAAGGAAAGCACTTCAAGCATCGTCACTGGCGGCACAATCTATGACCTGGCTCTCCGGTTCGGGTATGTCCCGGCAAACCGTGAGATCACTACGTTCGGATGGGAAGACGAGATCGAGTACGACGGCGAGACCATCGTCAGGGATAAGGCATGGCTAGACACTTCCACTGTCATTGAAGAGCCGAAGGTCATGGATAGCTGTGACGAGCTCCGGAGATACCTTCAGGCATTATTCAAGCCCGACGAGTATGTCGGCTACTGCGTGGATGCGGTATATGACGAAAGCAAAAAGAAATATAATCCCGCCAGCAAGGGCGTATTTGACAGAACGGTCAAGCAGATCCTTGAAGCCATCAAAAAGCATCCGAAGGATATCGGATACGCGATCGGGGACTATAATCCCGAGGCCGGCGCATGGATCCGTTTCAATCCGCTGGATGGGAAGGGCGTATCAAATCAGAACGTGGCTGACCTGCGATATGCACTTGTAGAGTCTGACAACCTCGAACTTGAACAGCAAAAAGCACTGATGGAAGAGCTGAAGATCCCGATCGCGATCATGCTCTATTCGGGCGGCAAGTCCATACATTCTATCGTGCGGATAGATGCCGTCAATGAGCCGGAGTATCGCGAAAAGGTCGATTATTTGTACAAGGTATGCGAGAAGAACGGGCTCTCGATCGACAAACAGAACAAAAACCCTTCAAGACTGTCACGTCTTCCGGGCGTGCAGCGGGGAAGCCACAAACAATTCATAATTGCCGAGAATATCGGCTGCGCGACTTTCGAGGAGTGGAAAGACTACATCGAGGACAGCACGGACACGCTGCCGGAGATCATAAGCTTCTCGGATCTGACAGAATTGCCGCCGCTGGCTCCCGAGATCATTCAGGGAGTGCTCCGAAAAGGTCACAAGATGCTGATCGCCGGGGCATCGAAGGCGGGAAAATCATTTTTGCTGATCGAGCTCGCACTTTCGATCGTAAACGGCGCGGAGTGGCTCGGCTTCAAGTGCAAAAAGGGCAAAGTGCTCTATATAAATCTCGAAGTCGACAAAAATTCATTCCTGAAGCGTGTCGATGACGTGCAGAAGGTGCTCGGCTTCAAAGAGGCTGCCGGTCTCGACATATGGAACCTCAGAGGGCAGAACGTCTCGATCGACAAGCTCGCTCCGAGGCTGATCAGAAGAGCCAGGACGAAGAACTACGACGTTATCGTTTTTGACCCGCTGTACAAGATCAATGAGGGCGACGAGAACAATGCCTCGGAGATGGCTCGGTTTTTCAATCATCTTGATTATGTGTGCGTGCAACTTCAGACATCGATCATATGCTGCCATCATCACTCAAAAGGTGCACAAGGCGGGAAGTTCTCGATGGATAGAGCTTCCGGGTCCGGTGTGTTCGCCAGAGATCCTGACGCACTCCTGGATATGATCAGGATAGATCCGAGGGATGTCGGGAAGAGCCTCGAAGAAGGTCAGACGGCGTGGAGGATAGCGTCTACGCTCCGAGAGTTCAGATCTCCGGAGGATATCGATGTCATTTTCGATTATCCGATACATATCGTCACGGATGAGCTCAAAGAAGCGAAACCGATGAGCGGGTCCGACAGCTCGACGAACTCAAAGCGCGGAAATGCGACAAAGGCAGAAAAACAAAACCAAAAATACGAGCGGCTGATGTCATTCATCGAGAACTGGTCAGAATATGATCAGAAAAAGCAGCCGACACCGTTCCCGACGGTAGCGGAAGCAGTTGAATACTTCAAATCAGACAAGGGCTTCTCGTACTCGACGATCAAGAGATGGATCAAGGACAGCGGCGAATATGAGATACAGCATGGACTTATTTATCCATTAGGAAGTGTTCAAAATGATCAAAATGAAAAAAATTTTGAACAGTAAGTGTTCACAACCAAACCCTATAGGGAATGGTGAACGAAAGTGATCACCAAACCCTATAGGGAATGAACGATAGTCACCAAACCCTATTATAAAGGTCTGGTGACCAAACCGGGCCGGCGGCGGTACACCAAACGCCTCAAAGTCGGCGTTGTGGTTACCGTCTCGCCGTCGGAAAAAGGGAATGAACAGAAGGGAGTGATCAGATTGCATTTTTTCTTATCGATGGATCCTCCGACGAAAACGCAGCAGGAGCATCGGATCGGGAAGCGGAAGGACGGCTCGATGTACTTTTACGAAGACCGGGATCTGAAGGAAGCACGACAGAAACTCCGGAAGGCTCTCTCAAAGATCGAGCGGACCTGCATCAAGGACAAACCGATCAGGCTGATGGTCAAGTGGCTCTTTCCGAAGGGGAAACACCGAAACGGAGAATACAAGATCACGAAGCCTGACACGGACAACCTGAACAAGATGCTCAAGGATGAGATGACCAGGCTGAAGTTTTGGGAAGATGACGCGCTGGTCGCTTCAGAGATAATCGAGAAGTTTTGGGCGGACACGCCGGGGATCTTCATAAATGTGGAGGAGATAAATGACGGAACTGAAGAAAATAGCTGAAATATCGCACGATGTATGGGAAGTGTTCAAAAAGTATCATCCGGAAGGCGCGAACTTAAGCACGAATCTCACGCAGGACATTCACGAGCTGGATGAGAAATATTCGGGCACAGACGGATACAAGCTGATGCAGGATCTCATGAAGGCATACTTTGACGAGCTGAACAGGAGAAAAGGATGATCGGACAGATAAGCTTATTTGATTGGATATCCTGCGAAGAGAAACTGCCGGAGTGCAGCGGGCTGTATAAAGTCCGGGACCGGCGCGGCAGAGAGTTCGAGACATGGTACGAGACGACAATCCATGGATTTAACCATGTTTTTGATGGAGCAGGGTACACGATCACGGAATGGAGGTATTTATGAATTGGCAATATCCCCTTTGGTACACAACCGAGGGGATCACACTCAAGACGAACCAGATTTTTGGTTGATGGGCAAGTGATCCAAGCGTACCCGGATAATGACGGCGGCCTTTGGTATTACGATCCCAAGACAGGAAAAGAGGTAAGAGTTGATGAAAACGCAAATAAGAGCGACACGTTTACCAGAAACAAAGGCAGGTCACGGAGTACAGGTGGTGTATACGTACACATCCCACAAAAAAGCCGAGATTGACTTGCAGGAAGAACTTATTAAGCAGCAGTTGGGTGGAGCGTTCGCAATTACGATGGAAATGGAGGATGAAGAGGAATGACAAGAGAAGAGCTTA